TTATGAGACAAACCCCATCGGCTTATTAGTAGACTGGAAATTGTAACTCGCTTATTTTGTCTCATTTCAATTATTATCCACCAAATTATTTATTTTTCAAGTTAGATCATGTCGATAAAACTATATCAGTTTTTATACTCCGTACATTTTTCTCCCTCTTACTGTACCAGTCGATAGCATTTTAGTTTTTAATTTTTAGATAGCAATAAAAAACCCTCCCATATTTCAGGGAGGGTATAGTTTGTTTAATTATCTGCCGACTAAGTACAATCCGACAAAGATTAAAATTAATCCGATGATTAACATATAGCGATAATGAGAATAAATAACACGATTGATGATAGGCTAATGATATAGCCTAAGACACTCAGGACGATATTTTCTTTATCAGGTGATGGTTTCCAGCAACAGATATCAGTTGTCATTCTTTGACGGGCTATCCGTTGACCTAAGTTGGGAATATAAAATTGATTCATAGTTTGTCAATTATTCAAAATATTAAATCCAAAGAATCCAAAATTGTAGCCTGTTCCACTATCTTTGGTACAACCGCAAGGACAAGGCCAAAAGTGGAATTTCCCAAACAGTTTTGATCTTGTCTTGATTTGGATAACAGGATTGATCCAATAAAATCTTATTTTATTCATATTTATTTTAAATTATTAATAACTAGCCAGATAATCATCTGGCGTATAAAACCCTTCGCTAACTTTGAGATATTTTGATTTGCTTATCTCAATACAATTACTGATAATATAATTTAAATCAGCTTCGGAGTGTTGCCCAATGGGGGTATAAATGCCAATTAGTTTTTGATCCCCGAATTCACGTTGTGATTCTGGTAGTAATACAAATACGTCGTTTGGGTTATATCGGGCGTATTTGGTGTGATAGTAGTGATATTTATTCATAGTTTTATATTTAATTAATAATTATTGTCAAAATAGCCCTCACAAGTTTCATTTGGTTGTATTTCCATATTAGCCAAACTGTCTAAAAATTTGTTTTCTGCTTCCTCTTGGCTATTGGCTTTGATTGACTGATAATAAACGGCAGTTTCGGTATATTTTAGGTCGTATGTTTTCATAGTTTTATTTTAAATTGATAACTGATTCACCAGTTAAGACAGTAGTGGCAAAATGTAAAGCGTCTTCGTAGCCATTTATATATTTTAATTCCATTGGTCTGGTTTCGTTTCGTTTAAACTTGCCACTTACTAACTGATACTCTTTGATAATATTGTCTATCTTTGCTTTATATGTCATAGTTTTTTTTAAATTATTAAATATTATGGCTTTTTAACTTGTATGCTGAATCATGGTTGTATTTATCGGGGCAATACAACTTACAAGATAATAAGTAGACAACGTGAAAGCACATATCCATTCCACAACCACCGACACGCAAGCCATCATAATTTTTATCAGCTTTATATCCCAGTAGCTTTTCAATCATGTAATCTATATGGTAAAGACCACCATTTATGATTAAAAAGAAATGGATAACTCTACTCATCCCAGATGGTGACACATGTCTAACAGTAGAATAGACGGTGTATTTGGATTTTCTTAATGACTTTTTAAAATCTTTTATTTGTTCTTTTTTCATATTATTCCTCATTTGAATTTATAAGCTGATCTAACATATCGCTATCTATGTCTTGCCCATCTAACATCCCGCATTGAGAGAGGGTGTTGAGTTCCGCTAGTGATTGATCTAGATCCTTTAAGCTGACAGGAAATTGGATTGTCTCCAAAGTTTCATATTTCATATTTATATTTATAATTAGTAACTATATAGACTATAGCATACATTCGTATAGGTTGTCAAGTAGATAGATTTGAGCCTAGTGGAAACTGTACGGAGTACGTTTTTGTGTCCTGCCCAAGTTTCAAACAAGCGTTATTGTCCCTTATCAGTAGTTCCCCAAAATTTCAGTTATGATTTACCCAAATTTCAATTATGAGTTATTTATCTGATTAATAGAGTGTAGTGTATTAGGGTAAGTATAGGGCAATGTTTAATGATCTGATATTAATTTATATCTCATTAGTTTAATTGCAAACATAGGCAATATCTACAATATAGAGTATCCAAATTTTAATTTATTCTCATTCAGGTTCAAATGACTGCGTAGAATATACAGTTCACGAAGTCTATTGGTAAGTTAGGTTCAAATGATACCCCCCACCCCCCTCATCGTGTTGGTTCTTTATTAATATAAAGCTGTCAAATAAATTTATACGGTAAAATAGAGCTTCCTTGCAATACTCGTGCCTAGGGATATTGTGTACATAATGTTACTGCAACACTACTGATGTTACTGTAACTTCTCATTGTAATGTTACTGTAATTGTGATAATGTTACTGTAAGATGAAACAAATAACTTTGAGAGAATTCTGTCTCCGTCCTGCTAGCCATCTAAAAGAGCTACCTATTACTTTGGTTGCCTACGGTAAACCAGTTGCCAGTATCATCCCTGTCAATAGTTTTAAAGTCTCTTCTGAAGTTTTAAAAGAAGAAGATTTAATGCCAAAACCACATACTCCTGCTAAAGTTCTAGAACCTCTAGTTGTCGGCAATTTCAATCAGGATCTAGTTCAGTTCTTTGAAGGTAAAAAGTATATTAATGGAAAGGAGGTCAAGTGATAGAACTAATCGGTTCGATTTTAGTCTTGATAGGTTTGCTTTTGATCGGAATCGGGACTTGGCCATATAAATAGAAATAGTATTCTTGCAAGTTTAATGGTAGAATTAGTCATGAATGACGGAACTGCTAATCTGATTGACCCCGTAAATAGAGCCAATCGTCAGCAAAAATTGAGCTTGAGGGAAAAAAGATCAATTGCTGAATACATCGCTACTGGGAATAAAACTGCGGCCTACAAAGTCAGCCACAAAGTCAAAAAACAGTGGGCCTCTCAGGTTGCCCATCAATTTTTTAAACGTCCTCGGATTGTCAGTGCTCTGGATAAAGCGTTGAAAGAATCTAAATTTGATGATGCCTATGCTGTCGATACTTTGAAAAAGATTGTTGATGGGGGGATGGAAAATATCGACATTACCAGACCTGATACCTCACTCAAAGCCCTAGAAACGTATTTTAAATTGACGGGCAAGATGGGGGCAGGCGAGAAGACCCCGATGAAAGTTGATCCTGAAACTCAGGCTAAAAGAATGGGTTTGACAGAGCTTCAAGCTAGTTTAAAGGAACTTGACAAAAAACAAAAACGGATTCTAGCGATTATCAGTGGTCGGGTGGAAGAAGGAGAAATTGCGAAATGAAAATCTCTACTATTTTAAATAAAATTCTCTGGTTTTTTATGAAGCACGGATTTATCAGTAATTATATTATTCTCGATCATCCGTTTGAGATGGAAATATATAAAAAAATAGACAAGACCGATACTTTAATTAAGATTCACAAAAAGAAATGAAAATCTCAATTACCGATTTTAATAATAATATTAGTCTCTATATCTCCAAGTCTAAACACGAACCAGTAGAGTTGATGAAGCGGGGAGTGACTGTGGCAGTTATAATCTCTAAAAAAGCGTATGACCAAGGCCCGATTAAAAATTGATCAAGAGAGACTAGAGAAAAAACAGCAGGGAGAAGCTAAAGAGTATCTCGATACGATTACTCAGGCTGATGAAGCTAAAGCGGCTGATGCGATTATCGAAACCCAGCATATTGCTGAGAAGGAAGCTAATGAGGATAAAGCCCGTAAAATTGAGGCTTTGGAGAAGTCTCGCCAGTGGACTAGGGCAGAGTACGTTCACCGTCTAGCCGAAACTTTAAATGAGATGGCAAAACACATGGATTTGCCCGCAGGCTATACCTACTGGGTGGGATTTAATGACAAAAAACTCAATCTCATCATTACGGCTCCGAGTGGCAAGAAGTTTGGCAGGGGCATTATTCCCACTGGTTCTACGACCTACGATTTTCACGCTATTGGAGTTTTGGTGACTCAGGCCGAGAATACGATTGATTATATTGAAGAGAGGGGCCAATACAATAAATCGGGAATTATCGTATGAATAAAGATGAACTGGTTAAACTTTATGTCGACAAGACTAAAGCTCTCGACGAATTAGCGAAACAAGCCTATCTTTCTAATCTTTTTGCTTTTAATCAAGACATTCTTCATGTCGAGGAAGGCGGAGAAGGAACGGGTAAAAGAGTTTCTTTAAAACCCTTTCACGAAGAACTGTGCCAGTTTATCGAGAGAAATCCCCATCGCAAAAAAATTGCTCTGATGCCCCGAGGTCATCTTAAAACCACTTTAATTACCATTGGCTATTCATTACAGCGAATTGCTAAAGACCCTAAAGTTCGTATTTTATTGGCTAATGCTACAGGAACTATGGCTGAGGCTTTTTTAGGCCAGATCAAAAAACATCTCCAGTACAACGACACTTTTAAGCAGTATTTTGGCGATCTGGCGACCAATGCCTCAACTTGGCGGGATAATATGATTACTCTACCAACAGGGGAGGGATCCTATCAGTCTAAAGAAGCTACGGTGACTGCCTATGGACTCGGTGGGTCGCTAGTCTCTCAACATTACGATGTCATTATCATTGACGATGCTCACAATCGGGAGAACATTAATACTAAAGATCAGATTGAGAAGGTTAAACAAAGTTACCGAGATCTTTTAGACTTACTTGAACCAGGTGGACAGTTGATAATTATCGGTACCAAGTGGCATGATGATGATCTTTACGGGTTAGTCATGGACAAAAACAATATTCAGGCTCGGGAGTTTGATGTCTTCATTCGTCAAGCCATTACGGGCATGAAATTAGGTCGAGATTCGGCTGGGCATTACAAAATTGAGGAAGGGCAGGTGTTGTGGCCAGAGAAGTATAGTTATAAGGCACTTTCTGCCCTACTTAACGAGAAAGGTCTCTACGAATTCGCCTGCCAGTATCAAAATATTGCCGTGGATGATGAAAATGCTGTCTTTCACAAGAAATGGTTTCACGAATACGATCCGACTGATATCAGAGATCGAAAATTGACTCGGTTTACGGCTATCGATCCTGCTATCTCTCTCAAAGAAAGAGCTGATTTTACCGCTATTGTGACTATCGGAGTAGACGTTTTGGGTAAGATTTATGTTTTGGAGGTTAAACGGGGTCATTTCACTGAGGATCAGATGGTGGATGAGCTGTTTTTGACTAATGAAATCTTTCACCCTCTATCGATTTGTATCGAGACCGTGGCTTTCCAAAAAACTCTTCAACATTACATCATGAAAGAGATCAAAAGGAGAGGCCATTCTTTACCTTTAAATGAGGTTTTACCAGAGGCGACTGAATCAAAAGAAAAACGTATTCGTCTTTTACAACCAATTTATATGCGGGGTGATATTTTTCATTCAAAATCTGTGGCTAATATTGAATACCTAGAGGACGAACTATTGCGTTTCCCTAAAGGTAAAAACGATGATACGGTTGACTGTTTGGCCTATGCAGTCAGAGCTTCATTTCCTCCCCGTCAGAAAGATAAGAGTGAGAATCCTAGGGGTTTTCTTTACTAATTAAATGGTTTAACTTTATAATTCAAATATGTACGAAACCAACAATATCCGAACTAAGGGTTATCAGCCTTCAGAACAAAATGGGGAAAAGAAGGATTTAGAGTACGTTTACAGACGTATTCAACAGATGAAAGATGCCAGAGCGGCTTCTGGAATTGAAACCAAGTGGGACTCTTGGCAGAAACAATACGATGGTTACAGAATTCCTCGCAAAGTTGATGAGTGGCAATCTAATATCGTCATCAATACCACAGCGGGAATTGTTGAATCTCAGTTGTCGGAAGTGATTGATCAAAATTATCGCCCTCGTTATTTGCCCCGTGGATCAGAAGATGCTCCCCGTGCCACCGTCATGAACGCCATTAACGATTACACTTGGGAAGTGGGGATGGCTGATGTTGAAGTTTACAAGATGACTTCTGAGGCTTTTGTTTTGGGAACTTCGATTGGACAGGAATATTATCGCAAAGAAAGACGGATAGTTCAGCAAATAATGAATACCAAGAAAAATGGTCAACAGGAATTTAAAGATGTCGAGATTAATGATTTTGATGATGTCTTTTTAGAGCACGTCAGATTGCAGGAAGTTTGGTTTGATGAGTATGGTCGATCTATGAACGGAACCTATGCCGCCAAAGATTGTGCCCGCAGAGTGATTATGGATATTGATGATTTCAAAAACTTTTTTAAAGGTCCAGTTTGGGATAAGTACAACAATGCCAAATATGTAAATCCAGGTGGAGATGTCAATTATTATGAATATTACAAACCGTCTGAGGGGATAGATCACTCTCGACAGGTTGAGGTTTATTGGTATTGGACAACTAGAGAAACCCCAGGGAGACCAAATGTTCAAGATGGTCTTTATGTGGTAGCCAACGATGTCATGATTGTTAGGGGCCCAAATCCCTACAATCACAAAAGATTGCCATTTGTTCGCCAAGTGGACATTCTTAATGCGGCTACTTTTTATGGCAAGGGTGAATCTCAATTGTTGGAATCTATTCAAGAAGAACAAACAACTCTTCGAAGAATGATCATGGACCGAAATCATCTTGATATCGATAAAATGTTCCTGCTATCTAACAGGGAAACCGATCTATCAGATGATGATCTTATCGCCCGCCCTCATGGGGTGATTAATGTCGAAGATGTGGACAACATTAAACCACTGGAGTATGGCGATATTCCTGCTTCGACATTTAAATCTTTGGAAATGCTTGGAGATGATGCCATTCGAATTACTGGTCAGGATGACAGGATGCAATCTGTTCAGTCTCCAACCACCGCTACTCAAGCAGCCATTCTCAAAGAGGCGACTTTGAAAAGACTACGAACTAAAATTTGGTTACTTCGAAATCTAACTCTCTACAATGTCGGTTTATTGCGTGAATCTAATATTCGTCAATTCTATTCTGTCCCGAAAGTAGAAAAGATTGTCGGTCAAAAAGGAACTGATAATTATTACTCCCGAGTTAGAGATGCCTACCAATCTGGTAGACTTCAGATGAAAAATGGTGTACCTTATGAGGAAAAATACAAAACCATTCGTCTATCTAATCAAAAACTAAATGTCAGTAAAGAAGGAGTTTCTTTAGTTAAATCTAAAGAGCCCACTTTCTTTGAGGCAACGCCAGAACTAATTACCCCAATGTATGGTTCATTTGATGTCAAGATTTCTCCAATGCCATCTATTCCTGTCAGCAAGCCTTTGATGCAGGAGAAAATTAGTGCTATGTTTGACCGATTGGTTCAATTACCCCAGATTTACGATGTTCAAAAACTAGGGGATGCGGTTTTGGAGGCTCACGATTATGATCCAGATGAGTTCAAACCAGAAAAACCAATTCAAGAACAACTTTCTAGTAACTTAGTTGGCAAATCTCTACAGGTCGCTCAGGTAGAAAATCAAGAAATAATGAGTGGTAAAGATCTGCCTCCAACTCCATTTGCAATGGAACCCCATACCGAGGCTCATATTGCTATGATTAATAGTCCAGAAATGATGCAGTTGCCATCAGATTCTCCAATTCTGGCTTCTTTAGTTAGACACATTCAAGGCGAACTCCAAGCTCAACAACAACGAGCAGGAGCAATGGGTGGACAGCCAGGTATGGCAGGTTATAAATCTCCATCAGGACCTAGTGCTCCTCAAATGGGTAATGTGAATCCAGCTATGGCTGAACCACCGATGGGAGCAAACCCAATGGGACAAGCAGTTAATCCTAATATAGCTACACAATGAAAAAAAGGAAAATAACTAAAAATATTCCACTAGACGATTTAGCGGTTTTAGCTAAACTAGCTTTAACTCCTGAATGGAAGGTCCTAGAAAAGATTATTCGAACTGGAGTCCATAACCACAAAGAATTAATAGTCTCTTTGAGTAATGATAATCCAGTTAAATTGGCAATTGATAAATCACGTTTAAATGGAATTATCGCTGGTTTATTGATAGTTATTAAGAAAGTCGAAACAGCTGCGGCTCAAATGGAGAAGCTGGCTGAGAAGGAGGTTGAGTAATATGGCATGGGATGTCAGTGCTTTTACTAGCTTGATGAAAGATGGTTTTGAATCTGGGAGAGAAAAGAAAGCAGAATATCAAAAAGAGTATGAAAAAACTGTCGAAAGAATGAAAAAAGAAACCGAGGAAACCACTAAACAAAACATGGAGGGTGCTCGGTTGGTTTTAGAAGAAATGGAAAGAGCTAAAAAAGACGCTCTTGATGCTGAAAAACTGAAGCAAGAACAATGGAAGACAAAAATGGCTGAACTTGATGCTAGAAATGCTGCTAGAGAAGCTGCTTCAGTTACTCCAACTCCTAAAGCAGAACCTAAAAAAGCTAAAAATGATGTTTGGAAGTGGTTGATCGATTTATTCAGCGGAACTCCAGATGTTTTAGGAACATCCAGTGCCACCCCAACTCAACAACCATCACCAATACCTACTCCAGTTGGAATAGGTGATACAAATGGGATTCCTGGTTATTCTCGTGGTTCTGTTAATCCTGAATATGTGAAATATATAAACGATGCGATTGCTAGTCTTGGAACTGGTACAAGCTTAACTCCAGCGTTATTGGCTTCAAATTTATTTACTGAAAGTGGTTTCAATCCAGATGCTTATAATAATGGTGATCGAGGTATTGGTCAATTTAGCACCAAATGGAGACCAGATATTACCGATGAAGTGGCTTATGATCCCAAAAGAGCTATTCCTGAAGTAGCTAAAACTTTGAATGATTACATTGGGAAGACTGGTGATTACAAGCAAGGTATGGCCGCTTACAATGTTGGTTTAGGGAGAGTTGGTTTGGCAGATGGTAGAAATGAGTATGGATTAGGACCAAAAGGAATGGAATACATAAAAAAGATTGCTAAGAATTTATCTAAAATTGAGGCTCAAAAACTAGGTCTCGATATTTTTCAATGAGAAACTCTCTGTTTTTTAACAAACGTCCAAACTCTCTGATTAAAACGTGGATTGGTCAGCGAAAAGCTAAAAAACCCAGTGCGAAAATAACAAATTCTCTTTTTAAGCACAAAGCTATTAAATAACGCCTGAATTGACTTTGTTCCTATTTCTGCTTTAGACTGGAGTGATTAACAATTTGTAAGGGAACTGCCTGTGGTGGGCAGCCTTTCTTACTATGGGCAATCCGCAAGGAACCCAAAAGGAGACAAAAATGACCGAACCTGTAAAAACAGATGTGGACCCCGTTATTAATAATGGGCAGCCCCCAGTTACAGCCGCTCCCGCTACAGAAGAAGCGTGGTGGAAAGAAGCCAGTGAGAAGCATGGCTTTAAATCCAAGGAAGATGTTTATAAATCTTGGGATGAGGCAAATCGAAAGATCTCAGAACAAGGTGAGGAATTAAAGAATTTTAAAATCTTCCAAGAAAATGTTGTTCCAGTTTTGGATATCGTTTTAAAAGACGAAGAAATACTGAAACAAGTAAAAGGACGAATGGAGAATCCAGATGGGATATCCAAGAATCCAGCTCCTATTAACAATCAGCCAGTGACTCCCCCAGAGGACACTGATACCAAAAAGTATCTCGTTGATGATGCAGTGCACAGCTTTGAATCCATGCACGGTATCGATAAACTTGACGAAGAGACTCAAAAAGATGTCAAAGCTAGAATTGGTATCGAACTGCAAAAGTTCACTACTGGAAAGGACACTAAAGTAAGTCTCCTTAAAGGACAATTGGAAGATGCTTTTGCATTAGCCGTTGCCAAAGATGAGAAACTGCAAAAAATCTTTGCCTCGAAAGAAGATAGTTTGGAGGGCTACGGCTCATTACCAAGCCAATCTTCAGCTGTAGACAAAGACGGCAACATTAAACTGACTCCTGAACAGGAAAAGGTTGCTGAACGTATGCCAGGTGGTCGTGAGGCATACATCAAGGGTCTTAAAAAGATTCAGGAAAAATAATTATTATTTAATTTTAAAATATGGCTTTTACATATAAAGGACAGCTCAACGGGGCTGAAAATCCCGTAATTCGTGATGTTCTCATCAAGAATTCTGCTAGTGTTGCTGTAGGTGAAGCTCTTCTCTTTAATGAGGGTGCTGATTCTGCTACTGCTGGTAGTAAAATTTTGGGAATCTGTGTCGGTATCGTTGATAAAGACGGTATTGGATTAGATAACACTTCTTGGTCAATTGATGGTACATGGGTATCTTCAACCAAAACCTATACTGCTGCTGCTGACAACATGACTGTTGGTTTAGTCAGAGCTAAAGTTATTACTGACAAAAATGCTCTTTTCCAATGTGATGCTAATGCTAGCATTTCAGCTGCCGAAGAGTGCATGAAGTTCAACATTGCTTCTGCTACTGTCATTGATGGTGGTGCTGGAGTTGATGCTGCTGGTCAGTTCGAGTTAGTAAAGTATGACCCAACTGGTGAAGGCGATGCTTCTATGGGAACATACAAAATTTGTGAATCATACGGTGATGCGTATGCTCAGCAATAATTAATCATTTAAACACTAAAATATATGGCAAGTTTTAAAGCAAATTTCGGTGATTTACTCGAACCAGGCCTTCGTGAGATCTATGATGATAGATTTGCTGCGATCCCTTCAGTATTTCCCCAACTGTTGACTGTCAACAGTTCTACTAAACAGTCTGAAAAAGATTCCGCTATTAGCGGTTTCGGTTATTTTGAAGAAACCACAGAAGGTGGCTCAGTAGTTTATGAAGATCCTGTCCAGATGTATGATGTGACTTATACTCACAAAAAGTACACCAAAGGTTTCAAAGTTTCTGAGGAAATGTACGATGATGATCTGTATAGAATAATCAATCGTAAACCAGGTCAATTAGCTATTGCTGCTAAAAGAACCGCAGAATATCATGCTGCTAGTCTTTTCAACAATGCTTTTTCGACTTCCTACACTGGTGGTGATGGAAAACCGTTAGCTTCAACTGCACACCCTCGTTCTGATGGTGGTAGCACTCAATCTAATGCTTCTAGTGCTGGTCTCACTCTTGGTGACACCAACCTAAACACAGCTATCCTTGCTTTTGAAGGACAGTTGGATGATAAAGGCATGAAAATTGCGACAGAAGCTGACATTCTGTTAGTTCCTAGAGCTTTAAAGAAAACGGCTGTTGTTCTCACTCAATCAGACGGTTTGACTCAGACAGCTTATAATGACATGAACTATTCTAAATCCCTTGGATTGAAAGTAGTTGCTTGGCATTATTTGACTTCTACAACCGCTTGGTTCTTGATTGATTCCTCAGTCGCTCTTCTAAACTGGTTCTGGAGAAAGCAACCTGAATTCAAACAAGATAACTCGTTTGACACAGGCATGGCTCTATTCAAAACTAGCATGAGGTTCTCAAAAGGATTCTCAGATTGGCGTGGTTTTTGGGCATCAAAAGGAGATGGCGGTTCTTTTACCGACTAACCTTTTTTGTCGAACCAATTACTCCCTACAGAAATGTGGGGAGTTTTGGTTCTTGCAATTTTGTGGTAATATTAATTATGAAAACATTCAAAAACCCAGAAGAGACTAATGCTCCAATTCACGAATTTAATTATGAAGGTTGTAAATATGCAGGCATCCCCGTAGGGATGACGTTCTCTGTTTTGTCTGAAGGATTAGCCGATTTTTTAATTGAGACTTTCCCTTTTTTAGTAGAAGCATCAGAACCCGCTCCTGTGGCTGATAATGAATACTGTTGTTCGAAATGTAATAAAGCTTGTGGTTCGAAATATATGAAAGAACGACATGAAAAGGTTTGTACTGTAGAAGCTCAAGGTTTAGCTACCATTCTTAAACCTTCTTACATCTTTTGGAATTATAAAAATCTCGATAAAACCCAATTAACTCCTGATCAATTGCTTCCAACAACGGGAACTAGTCCGCAACCAGAATTTAATGAAAAAGATATAACTGATCCCATGCCAGGTAAATCAGGAATGGCTGTAATTGGGAAAAGATTAGAACCTGTAGTTACCGATAGAGACGGGATTGATTGGTATGGAGCTGGTCTAGAAGACGATACCCCTTAGCACTTTACTTGACGAATTAGAGTGCCTACCTCTATCATATAAGTATGCTATATCAATCTCAATATATTGCTCTAACTGCTGGTAATTGTCAGGATGGTTACAATAAAGTTTGGACTGTTGTCCTAACTGCTTCTGCTTCGTCAGCAGCTATCTTAACTCTTCGTGATGGTCAGGGTGGTCCGATAGTTTTAACTTTAAGTGCTTTAACTAGTACAACTGCGGTTGCAACTTTTCCAATGCCTCTAGAAATAAAAGAAGGTCTCAATGTAACTTTAACTGGGACAACTCCATTAGCTTATGCTGCAGTTGATGTCTCATCTCAGTTTGTACCTTTGTATTCTGCTTCTAACTCTCCGTCAGCTTCTCCGTCTAGTTCTGCCAGTCCTTCTCGATCTCCCAGTAATTCTCCATCTATATCTCCATCGAACAGTCCTTCAAACAGTCCTTCGATTTCTCCGTCTGCCTCACCTTCTGCTTCCGTCTCTCCGTCAAGTTCAGCAAGCCCGTCAGTTTCTCCGTCTCTTTCTCCGTCAAGTTCAGCAAGCCCGTCAATTTCTCCGTCTGCCTCACCTTCTGCTTCAGCTTCACCTTCTAGTTCAGTTTCTCCTTCTAGCTCGGCAAGTCCTTCTAATAGTCCTTCAAAGTCTCCATCAGTGTCTCCGTCTGCTTCAGTTTCGCCATCTTCCTCTGTTTCTCCGTCTAGTTCAGTTTCAGCTTCAACGAGTCCTTCAATTTAATTTGATATATTTACAGACGACAAGAGAGTGGTAATATTTGGGGTATGAAACCTGCCTTGGTTTTTAATATTCTTTTGCTTGAATTGTTTTTTCTTTTACTTTCAAACCTATTTCCTCGTTATTTGTGGCGTGTGGAAGAGAGTTCAAACAAAAGATAGGCATTTTTCATGCTTTTTGTTTAACTCTTCACCCTTATGACGGGGGAAAGGTTAAACCTATGAAATTTACCTACAGGGAAGATGATATTTCTAAAAACACTAGTCTTGAGGCCATTAAACACACCCACAATCAATTTATTAATCACCACAAAACACACACCATCGCTTTAATTTGTGAAGGTTTAGAGGAAAATTCTAAGTTAGTTGGATACATAAATAGTACCCACAATTGGGAAATTTGTATTCATGGATGGACTCATGAAAATTATTCTTTACTTTCCAAACAAAGAATCGCAGATGATCTTGATCGGTGTATTTTAAAGGTAGAAGCATTGTTTGGTGTTACTCCTGAAAAATGGTATTTACCGTGGAATGGGTGGACTCAAGATAATGGCTTTGATTTGGTTGCCAGAGTTGCCGATATTGCTCTTTATCATGGAGTTGATGTCGATACTGATTGTGATCATATTTCTCATGTGGTTGAATTATTAGAAAATGGTCAAAACCCCGTAGTAGACACTATTTATTTTCATGGATGGGATGTCGAAGATTTAAAGTTATTACCCAATTTATTATATTTAACTAGGAAAGCATGACCTTGCAAGTTAATGCTAAAATAAACTATGGTGACTATCGCAATTCCAAGCAAGACTGAGATATTTCTGGAGCAGACAATTAGAGATATCCTCAAAAACGCCCAAGGTGAGATAGAAGTTATTCCTGTATTAAATGGCTATCATCCCCCAGAGTCAGAGATTGTAGTTGATCCTCGGGTTCGTTATATCTACATAGAACCACAACCTTATGCCACCAAAAGACAAAGCATTAATCAGGTTGTACAGGAAGCTAAGGGAGATTATGTGATGTCAGTTGATGCTCATTGTATGTTTGCTCCTGGATTTGATCTCCAGTTGGTCAAAGATCACAACCCCAACTGGGTACAAGTTCCAAGAAGGAATAGGCTTGATGCTGAGAATTGGTGTTTACAAACACAAAGTGATGATCGTCCACCAATTGATTATGAATACATTATGTTTAGACCACTCATAAATGAAGATAAATGTTTTCATGGATTTAAGTGGGATGAGAGAACTTTGAAAGAATGGGACACCCCGATTGCTGACACGATTGAATTTCAAGGATCTTGCTGGTTTATGACTAAAGAATGGTTTCAGAGAATGGGTTTTATGCAGGTTGAAGGTTACACGGGTTGGGGACAAGAGGCTGAAGAAATTTCTTTTAAGACATGGAAAGCGGGTGGATTTGTTAAAACAAACAAAAATACTTGGTATGCTCATTTACATAAAGGCGAGAAGTATGGACGAATGTACTATATGAGTAGGCGAGAAAATAGGATGAGCTATCGATATGCCTACAATAAGTGGTTTATTGATGAAAAGAAATTCTTTATTTCTCTCGTTGAAAGATTCCCTTTGATGCCAGGCTGGCCGTCTGACTGGAAATCTAGATTAGAAAAAGTTACAAGTTATCGAACAGATTAGTATGATGAAAATAATTTTAAGTGGACATCAGCGAAATCAAAAATGCCACTGTGGTAGTGGTAAAAAATACAAGAGATGTCATTATTTGATTGACAGTGAAGATAACGAAAAATTCAAAGATGACTATCGAAAAATGAAAGAAAGAGAGCTTAAAAAATTAATTAAAAAAGATGATTGATACACTTCAGTTTATAGCAGATAGATACAAGTTGGACTTAAACCAACCAAATCCAATTAAAATTGCCCAGAGCCGCTGGCATGACCTAGGACACCTCTTAAATGACCTAGGATTTAAGAAAGCGGTTGAGATAGGAGTTTATAAGGGTTCGTTTACCCAAACACTTGCTAGTAGGGCTCCAAACATGGAAATTACGGGAGTTGATGCTTGGACTTCATATGACAACTATTTAGACTATCCGACAGGACATCTGGAAACAATTGCTTATGATGAGGCAAAAATTAGATGTGCTAAACATCCTAATGTCAAACTAATTAAAGGTTGGTCAAAAGATGTCGCTCCAACAATTGAAGATGGATCTTTGGATTATATTTACATCGATGCTAACCATTCTTACGCTAGTTGTGTGGAAGATATTAACCTCTGGGCAAAGAAAGTACGGGTAGGAGGGATTGTCATGGGACATGATTATTTTGACGTTAAGAAACATAAGAGACTAGAACATCTAGACTTTGGGGTTATTCAGGCTGTTAATGGTTGGGTGGAATATCGAGGAATTAAACATTTATTTACTTGGGCAGATAACTATCCTAGCTGGATGTTCGTTCAAGGTGATTTAAAATGACCAATCAAGAATATCTAATCAATAAATACAAGTTAGATATCTCTCAACCCAATCCTATTTTGATTCCTAAAGCAGGTAGAGAGGAATTGGTTGAATTGTGGAAAGAATTGGGGTTTAAAAAAGGAGCCGAAATTGGAGTCCAAAGAGGGGAATTTGCTGAATATATGTGTCAACAGATACCAGATTTAAAATATTATGGAATTGATGCTTGGAGACACTACGAAGGTTACAACGATATTAGAGCTCATCGAGAGGGTCAAGCAGGTTATGACAAGCTCTATGAACAGACTATAAAAAGATTATTACCATATAATGCCACGATAATAAGAAAATGGAGTATAGATGCAGTTAAAGATTTTGAAGATGGATCGTTAGATTTTGTCTATATTGACGGCAATCATGAATTTGAACATTGTACTGAAGACATTGCCGCTTGGAGTAAAAAGATTAAAAAGGGTGGAATTATTTCTGGGCATGATTATGCTCGGATTAACAAAGGCAACCTAAAACTTCATTGTAAAGACGTAGTAGATGGTTGGACTAATGCTCACGATATCAAGCCATTATTTGTTATTTTAAGGGATAACAGCCCTAATTGGCTGTGGTTTATATGAAGATATTTGATTGCTGTCTATTTTTTAATGAATTAGAACTTTTAGAATTGCGTTTTGAAGAACTCTACAATGAAGTTGATTATTTTATAATTGCTGAAGCTAATGTGACTAATAATGGGGTTGCCCGAGAGTTTGTATTTGAGAAGAATAAAAATAGGTTCGAAAAATATCTTGATAAAGTTATTTATGTCAAAGCTGAAGACTGTCCTCCTTTTAATCCTCAAAAACCTCTTGAGTTGGAATATTTTAAACGAAACGTAATTAGTCGGGGGTATAAAGATTTGGCAAAAGAAGGAGACAAGATTTTAGTTTCTGATGTCGATGAAATTCCCAATATGGAGATCGTTAAACAACACCTTCACAAAACATGCTGGGTTTATTTTCAGTGTGATCTTTTTTATTACTATGTTAATTGTCAGGTAGCCAAAGGTTTTGGGGGAACGGTTATGGCAACCTATGGTGACAGCTTTACTCCATCCAGATTAAAAGCAATGGCAATTAGAAAAAGTTCTTGGTCTAAAGGTACGGACAATATTATTATTCATGCTGGTTGGCACTATAGCTATTTGTGTGGAGACAATCCTGACAAGGTTAGAGAAAAAATTGAAACTTCTGGGGATGCTGATTGGCTACTTAGATTTAGTGGTGATCGTGACGAGGTTGTTAAGAAAATTCAAAACCATCTTGATCCTTTTGGTAGAAGGGGGAGAAGCAAAGAACAGAAAATAGTTGATATTAGTAATAACAAGCCTAAATCTATGGATAAGTTTTTAGAAAAGTATCCTCAATATTTTTTTAAACAAACATGAAATTAAGCATAATTATTACGATATTTGAGAGTCAGGAAGCATTAAACAGACAGGTTAAATATTTTGCTAAGATGAATTTGCCAAAAGACATTGAGTTCATTTTTGTAGATGATGGAACCAAACCTCCTTTAACTATTCCAGAAGGATTAGAGTTAAATGGTTTCCTGTATAAGACAAATGATTTCAGACCGTGGACTCAAGGTATTGCTCGAAACACAGGAGTAAGGCTATCAGATGCAGAATATATACTCTGTACAGATATTGACCATATTCTCTCCAAAGAAGCGATCATGTGGTGCTATGAGTTTAAGGGGAATATGGCTATGTTTCCAAGGTATCTAGCTGTATTGACAGAAGACGGAACTTTGACCCAAGATATCGAAGTAATGAAAGAGTATGGTCTTGATCCCAAAAGACTTGAAACAAAAAGAGGTCTTTATGCCAGTGTTCACGGAAATACTTACTGTATGCTTAGAAAGACATTTTGGGAACTAGGTGGAAACGATGAAAGTCATTGTCAATACGGACATCATGCTCCATCTGGTAAGGGAGAGGATAGTATTATGCAACACAGGTGGAATCGATGGGCACTAAAGAATGGTATCAAAGGTTCTGTCGGTCCTAAAATTTATTGTTTTACTAATGGAAGGTATCATATAAATGGTGATCCCAATCCAAAAGGATTGTTCCATAGCCTTAGCTATTTACAACCAAATGACTAAAGACGAGACTATTAAAAAATCAAAAACTATCAAGTGTTTTTTGAGTCGTACTGAAAAAAGGCGTTTGTGGGATTTAGCCTTTCTGCATATCCCAGAAAACGGATTAGCAATTGAGGTTGGAACATGGAGAGGTGGAAGTGCTTTTATCATTGGAGAGGTTTGTCGTCAGCGAAATGCCAAGTTGATTTGTATCGATATGTACAATCACGACTTAGATGGTATCAGAAAATGGAAAGGTGTTAGTGTCAACTTTATGAGTGAAACTATGAAGAATTTAGAAGGTTTACCAATTCACTATTTCTCTGGAGCTTCTCAAGATGTAGTTAAATATCTCAAAGATGGCATTGCTGATTTTATTTTTATTGACGGAGATCATAAACTACCCGTAGTTAAGACTGATATTGAAGGTTTCTGGTCAAAGTTAAAAGAAGGCGGACTGTACTGCGGACATGATTATGGACGGGATTGTGATGTTAAGAGCGTAGTTGATAGGTTTTTAGGCAAAGTTGGTTTAAAAATTACTATTTGGTTAAAAATTAAAAAAACAATATGACAGTAAAAATTTATGGCCTAGGTTGGGTGGGTCGTAGCATGAAGACCATGTTCCCAGAAGCATTAATTCACGATCCCGCATTAGGGATGATAGCAGAAGAAACTGCTGATGTAGCTTTTGTCTGTGTTCCAACTCCATGTCCAGGCGAAGGTGAGTTAGATATGTCGATTGTGGAAGACGTGGTTAAAAATTCTAAAGAGGAGTTTTTAGTTATGCGTTCTACGGTTAATCCTGGCACTTGTGATTTTCTGAGTGATAGATACAAGAAGCATATTGTGATGCAACCAGAGTATCTTGGTGAGACTGTCAATCATCCCATGACTGATCAAAAGAGTAGGCCCTTTCTGATTCTTGGTGGTAGTCCAGAAGACAGAAGAAAAGTAATCGAACTCTATCAAACTGTTTATAATGCCAACATCACCATCAGACAGGTATCTTGTCTTGAAGCTGAGATGATCAAACTGACCGAAAATAGAGCAATAGCTTTCAAAGTAGCTCAATGTCAGGAATTGTATGATGTTTGTGAGAAGGCGGGAATAGACTTTTATACGATTCGAGATGCAGTTTATAGTGACGATCTGAGGTTTAATCTGTGGTGGACATTTGTTTATCCTGACAAACGTGGTTTTCAATCTAAATGTATTCCCAAAGATGTTTATGCGTGGTGTGCCTTTGCTGAGAGTTTGGGCTATGAACCTAAAATTACTCGTTCAATATTAAATAAAAACAAGGAGTGGCTCAATGGTCGAACTTAGTATCAGTAAAGAAAAACTAGAAGAGATTAGAAAAAAAGATCCTCAATTGACTGCTATGACAAATCAGTGGGAACAGGCATTTCGTGGCAAAGTGCAGGTCTCAACAGATGCTAATAAAAATTTAATAATTAGAAAATCAAATGGCTAATTTTACTTTGTCTGTTTTAATACCTGCTCGCAATGAAGAATTTTTGAGCAGAACAATTGAGGATGTTTTAACTAATAGTAGCGAGACTACGGAAATAATTGTTGGTCTTGATGGAGCTTGGGCAATGCCTGAAATCAAAGATAATAATCGAGTAACTATCGTTCACGTCTCTGAATCAATTGGACAGAGAGCCATGACTAATCAGTTGTGTCGGTTGTCAAAGGCCAAGTATGTCATGAAACTAGATGCTCACTGTGCCATGGACAAAGATTTTGATTCCAAGATGATTGCAGATATGAAAGATGATGTGACTATGGCTCCGACAATGAGGAATCTCCATGTCTTTAACTGGGTCTGTCCTGATGGTCATACTCGTTATCAAGGTCCAAGTGGCCCCTGTAAAGAGTGTGGAAAGGAAACTGTCAAAGATATCGTCTGGATCCCAAAACCAAATCCGTCTTCCACTTCTTATTGTTTTGACCCAGAACCCCACTTTCAATACTTTAATGAAATGAAAAATAGACAGTCATACAAAGATCAAGGAGACTTGACTGAGAGTATGAGTTTGCAGGGTTCCTGTTTTATGATGACTCGGGACAAGTATTGGGAGTTAAACATCTGTGATGAGGAGTTTGGGTCATGGGGAAGTCAAGGAATTGAAGTGGCCTGCAAAACTTGGCTGTCGGGAGGTAAGGTTTTGATTAACCATAAAACTTGGTATGCTCATCTTTTTAGAACTCAGGGTGGCGATTTTGGATTTCCTTATGAACTTTCTGGTAAACAAACTGAACACGCTAAGAAATTAGCCAAAGAAGTTTTCTTTGGAAACAAACTACCTAATCAAATTCATCCATTGTCGTGGTTGGTGGAGAAATTCTGGCCAATACAGGGTTGGGCGGAAGAGAATTTGATTTCTATAGGTGGGAAAGTACCACCCAAAGTTGAAACATCAATTGTAGAGCCTGTAGTGAAGTCTTCAGGCACAAAAGGGGTCATTTATTACACAGATAACCTCTTAGACGAGAAAATAATGAAGGCTTGTCAGAAACAATTGGTTAAATGTTTGAGGGGTAAAAATATTCCAATTGTTAGTTGCTCTCTGAAACCAATGGATTTTGGTAAAAATATTGTCTTTAATGGTGAGAGGGGGTATCTAACCATGTTCAAACAAATTTTGACTGCACTAGAAAATCTCGATACCGATATTGTTTATTTTTGCGAGCATGATGTTCTCTATCATCCAAGTCATTTTGACTTTACTCCAGAAGATAGAAACACTTGGTACTATGATGCTAACTATTGGTTTCTAAGATTAAACGATGGTTTTGCTATTAGTTATGACTGTTCTCCTTTGTCTGGTCTCTGTGTCTATCGAGATATTGCCATTAAACATTACAAAGAGAGAATTGAGTTAATTGAGAAGGATCAGTTTAAAACCTACTCTGTTTATCAAATCGGATTTGAACCAATGACTCATGGTCGTATTCCGTGGGTAAATAAATATCCCTTTAAAACATTCATGTCATCTTCTCCAAGTATTGATATTAGTCATGGAGCTAATGTCACAAAAAAGAGATGGAGCATTGATTTGTTCAGAAGGAAACCCAAACGGTGGGAAGAAGGAACAATAGATACGATAACAGGATGGGATAATGTCAGGAGATTATTGGCTTAATGTTTAAAGGAAATATATAATGTTGATATATGGCAGATACTAAAATTTCAGCACTTACAGCTGCATCTGCGGCTGCTGGTACAAACGAAATACCAATTAACGAAGATGGGACAACTAAAAAAATTACAGTTACTCAACTTCTAGCGGTAGGGACCAATTCATTAATTCATAATGAAGTTCCAACTGGTGATATTAACGGAACAAATGCAGCTTATGTCTTAGCCAATACCCCTGTCGCTAACTCAGAACAGGTTTATTTAAACGGAGTATTACAGCAAATTGGACCTACTAATGACTACACTTTATCTACAGCTACAATTACTTTTAATACAGCTCCACTAACAGGGTCAATTATTTTAGTTTCTTATCAACTAGCGGCAGCTGCTACAGGTAATGCTGATACTTTAGATAACTTACATGCGACATCTTTTGACCAAGTAGGAGTAAATAAACTAATTACAGCAGTTCCGTCATCTGACCATACTGCTTCAGGAATAACTATTCAATTAGTGGCTCACGAAAATCAAGCCTTTGGAGATGTTTGTTATGTGGCTTCAGATGGTCAAGCTCAACTAATTGATGCTGATGCTATCGCTACCATGAGTGCGGTGGTAATGTGTGCTGACTCAACAATCAGTGCTACTGCTACTGGAACTTATCTATTAATGGGAATTGCCAGAGATGATACTTGGGCGTGGACAGTCGGTGGCTTAATTTATGGAACAGTTACTGGTACTACAGGTAATACTTTGTCTCAAACCGCTCCAACTGCTACCACTGACGTAGTTCAAATTATGGGAGTGGCTACTCATGCTGATCGGATGTTATTTAAACCGCAATTAGTGCAGGTGGAGATAGTCTAATGGCTAATGTTGAATATTTAGTTGTTGCTGGAGGGGGAGGTGGAGGGTGTACTCCTACAAGCGGGTATGGTGCTGGAGGGGGAGGAGCTGGTGGATACAGAGCAGGCACCTTAGCTACAGATGCAGGAACTTATACCATTACTGTCGGAGATGGTGGTACTGGCTCAACTTCTGTTACTGCTAAGGGAGGAAATGGAGGTAACTCTACTTTTTCAAGTATAACTTCAACAGGAGGCGGAGGTGGTGGATCAAATAATGCGTCCTATGTAACAGGAGCTAATGGTGGATCGGGTGGGGGAGGGTCTGGTAATAATAATGGCGGAGGTGGAAGTGCGTCACCTTCTGGACAAGGAAATGCTGGAGGTGCTGGTGTTCGTGATGCTGATTATGGCGGAGGTGGAGGTGGTGGTGCTAGTGCAGCAGGTCAGGCAGCTCTTGCAGAAGGAGCAGGAGATAGGAATGGAAGTGGAGGTGCAGGAACATCAAACGATATTTTAGTTACAGGATCAGAAGTTTATTACGCTGGAGGCGGAGGTGGTGGCGGTTATAGTAATGATGCTACGTTAGGTGCTGGAGGTAATGGTGGAGGCGGAGCAGGGAGTAGAACTGCTGGTAATGGAACAGCAGGAACATCAAACACAGGTGGTGGTGGAGGTGGAGGGGGCTCTAGTGCAGCTGGTGGAGGAAATGGTGGTAAGGGTGGGTCAGGGATTGTAGTTATCCGTTATGCAACTGCTGATTATGGTACTTGTACAGGTGGAACAAAAACAACAGATGGTTTATACACTGTTCATAAATTTTTACTAGCAGATACAGGAACGGATTTAGTAATGAATCCCCCCACAAATATTGGAAAAACAGCGGGAGTTACCTATGCCAATATTGGAAAAGTTGCTGGAGTTACCAAAGCAAACATTGGAATAATTGGAAGTGTTACTTAATAAAGTTATAATTAATAAATAAAAAATATGGCAAGAACAAAAGTAGATACAAATCAAGTAACAGACTATGTCACTAATAATTCGCTATTTAGGCAAGCAATCATAAATGGTAACTTTGATATTTGGCAGAGAGGAGCAACAATAGCGAATACTGCTGCAAATTCCTATACTGCTGACAGGTGGTATGTAGACACTGCTACTGCTGGGACTGACAAAACCGTTTCTCGTCAAGACGGAACAGGAGTAAACGGTAGTTATTATTGTGCTAGGGTAGCCATAGTGCAAGACCAAGACGAGGTTGTCAGACTTAGCCAACCACTTGAAAGCCAAGATAGTATTAAATTTCGTGGAAAAAAGTTGACCTTGTCTTTTTATGCTCGTGGAGGAGCAGAATTTGTAGCTGATAATGCAACTCTTGTTTCTAAAATTGTCACAGGTACAGGAACAGATCAATTAGTGTCTGCTTTTACAGGTTCAGCTGACGCCGTCAGTCAAAATAACACCCTTACCACTAGTTGGGTTAAGTTTACTTGTACAACTACTGACGTAATTGCTGCAAGTGTTACTCAAGTGGGAGTTTCTTTATCTTTCACTCATGCTGGAAGTGGAACTACAACTAATTACTTTGAGGTAACTCAAGTCCAACTCTGTGCTGGTGATGTAGCACTACCTTTTATGCCTAAGAGTTATGAAGAAGAATTGAGAGCGTGTTTAAGATATTATGAAGTATTGGGTAATGATGGTAGTGCTGATTTATATTGGTATTGGGGTAAAAATACTTCAACCACTGTTATTACTGGAATAATACATTTTTATCCTAAAAGGATAGTTCCAACACTATCAACATTAGGTTCTTTTTATGCCGCTTCAGCCCCAGCTTCAATTTCTGGTGCTAGCCTTACTTTTAGTGGAATAACAAAAAATTCAGCTAATCTTATTGGTACTTTTGCTAGTGGATTGACTAGCGGTGTTTTAAATAATTTATATGATGCTGGTAGTGCTAACTCAAGAGTGACAATTTCAGCTGAAATGTAAAAACTACTTCCATTGGACATTTAATGCCGAAGTTGGTTTGTAACTGTAATAAAAAATTTCTAATATAGACACGCTAAGTTTATAATTGGTAAATATGGCTAGTTTTTTACTAAAAGAGGATTCTTCTTATATTTTGTTGGAAAATAGTGACAAGATATTACTAGAACAAGAGTTTCCATCTTCTTCACCAAGCATTTCTCCATCCGTAAGTCCTTCTCTCTCACCAAGCTCTTC